ACTCCTTGATTAACATTACCTCCTCCTGTTATTCTTAATCCTCCATCTCCATCTTCAAAAAAATAAGAATCTATTCCACCCCCAGCATATCCTAAACCATAAGATGCTGGTGTTTTAACTGATGTCCTTGATAATAAATTTTGTTTTGCTAAAAATTTTACTCCTGAAGCCCCATCTATCATGTATTTCCCTAATCTAGCTACATCATCTAATGCATTAGATACAGATTTTAACCCACCCCTAATTATAAAATCAGGACCTGATCTTACTGGAAGGTCATCATTACTTAGTCCATCGGGAATATCAGTAGTAACATAAGGTTGATTGCTGTCACCTCCACCACGTTCGTCCCTCCCAAAAGACAATGATTTTAAATCTGTCTGGAAGTTAATTAAAGGCATACTTTATATTTAAAATGAAGCTCCTTCTGGTGTATTATTTTTAAATCTGTTTGCTGGTTCTTGATAAGCTCTTGCTGATTCACCTAATTGTGAAACTGCAGGTACATTATATCCTGTAGCTCCGGCTCCAAAATTATCATAAGCTAGATTTGGTGTACCAGGGTCTCCTTGATTTGAATATTTAAAATGAAGAGTACCATTAGGATCATTAACACTAGCTTGTGGTTGAGGACTAGCTGGTGATACAGGGTAACCTAAAGCTGAACCGTCAGTATCAAATTGTTTTTTTATTGAATTTGCCATAATTTTAATTATTAATTGTTTTATTATAAATATTAACCTATTCTAGAAGTCGCCATAGCCATTGATTTTCCTGCTTTTGCTCCATCAATAAATACATCTCCACCTTTTTCTACAGCAGCTATTA